TGTATCCGCTCCAAGATAAAATTCTCGCCTCGACGGAGGCTAGAAGGTAGTGCATGGAAATGTCCCTAGCGTATGGGGGTAACATGACTTGTAGTTGTAGTGACACTGGTAGACTTTGGAGACAAAGAGTGCTAGATTTCGGAAGTTAACTATTCCGATGCGAGGTTTTCTAGGTAGTTTGCATGAGGAATGCGCCATCCTAGATTTGTGGGTAATCCTTAATCCCACCTACCAAATATAATTCACTCCTGTAGCTCAGCGGTTAGAGCGCAGCGCTCATAACGCTTCGGCCCTTGGTTCGAATCCAAGTGGGAGTACCAATTACTATCAACGAAACTTAACTTAAACAAACAAAGAAAGACTAAATTATGGAAGCCATACTAATCGTGATGCTAGGAATGTTCCGCGAAGATAATGCTGAATTTTTCGACCAGAAACCAAGTGAAAATAAAGAATGGGTATATGTTGGAAAACAACCGCCTATTGAAGGTTATGCGAATCTTACTGTGTCGAATCCAGAGACAGGTGAAGAATCAATTTTCTTTGTGTATAAGGATGTAGAATGAAATTAGTTTTTGCATCTCTTATTCTTACTGCAACTTTACAGGCATGTGACAAAATGCCTTTAAGTGCAATTCCATCCTCGAAACTTGATAATCCTTCACTTTCTTACTAAATAGTAGGAATAGTATAAGGAGGATAATATGCTAACTTGTTTAGTAATTGCAGGCTCGTTATGGATTGGCGATATAAACATATTGTATCCGACACAGGGTNCATTTTACTTTCACAAATTTCAACAGACAGTGAGGGTATATGGAACAAATGGAGATCGTTATGGCGCATTTGTTATTCCAAAATCAATGAATGCAGACACGCTTAGTGAAGTGTTTGAAAAATGTAGTAAAGAAACACGCGGAGATTAGCGCAGTCTGGTAGCGCATCTGCTTTGGGAGCAGAGGGTCGCAAGTTCGAATCTTGCATCTCCGACCAAATAAGGAATTTAATTAGTGAAATATGCACTAGAAAAAAACGGCGCANTAGTTACACATGCAGTTATGTCAGGACCGGTTGGATATAAAGTTTATCAGTATCCAGTAAAAACAGAATTGGTATTTGATAATGAAGAAAAGGCTCAAGAGGTTGCGACACTAATTGGTGCGAAAGTTATAGAGTATTTTTTTGAAAAGGCAATTGCTGCGTAAATTGATTTGAACAACAACTTTAAAATGGAGAGATTATGAACAAATTTTTAACAACACTGGCAAGTGTTGCAATGCTGACGACATCAGCCATTGCAGAAGATGCAGTTAAAGCAGGATTTATTTATGTTGGCCCAAGGGGCGATCATGGGTGGACTTATATGCACGATCAGGCACGATTACAAGTGGAGGAACAATTTGGTAATCAGGTTGAAACTACTTTTGTAGAAAGTGTTCATGAAGGCCCTGATGCAGAACGTATCATGCGTCAAATGGCACTAACAGGACATGATATTATTTTTGCGACTTCATTTGGATATATGGATGCAATGGTAAAAGTGTCCAAAGAATTTCCAGACATTAAATTCGAACATGCCACTGGTTATAAAACAACACCAAATCTGTCGGTATATTCTTCTAAGTTTTTTGAAGGACGATATATCCAAGGTGTCATTGCTGGACATATGAGTAAAAATGCCAAGGCGGGTTATATCGCATCCTTTCCTATCCCCGAAGTTATTCGCGGAATCAATGCTTTCTATCGTGGTGCTACAAGTGTAAATCCAGATTTTGATATTGATGTTATCTGGGCAATGACTTGGTACGATCCGGGCAAAGAGGCAGACGCTGCTCGTGTCTTGGTACAACAGGGTGCTGATATTATCACTCAACACACTGATTCCCCTGCCGCATTACAGGTTGCAGAACAAGAAGGTGTACTTGCTTTCGGACAGGCCTCAGATATGATTACATTTGCTCCTAGTACACAAATGACTGCTATTTTAGATATATGGGGTCCGTATTATGTCGAACGTATTCAGGCACTAATTGATGGAACTTGGGAAACAACCGATACATGGGGTGGACTCGATAGTGGCATGGTGGATATGGCGCCTTATACAAATCTACCGGACAATGTAGTGGCAATCGCAAATCAAACGCAAGAAGATATTCGTAGTGGCAAACTGGTAATTTTTCCAGAGGCTACAGATGGTGACTTGCTTGGTATGACAGAATATGATGAAGGTATTGATGCTGTACCGCCAACCTAATTAAGTCTTGACATCAACTTGTTTTTGTGGTATTGTATTTGTATAGAATGATTCTTTATGGAGAAGTTAAATGACAAAACGTAAACGCAGAACTAAGGCAGAAATGGAACTCGCCCGCGCAAAAGATGCGGGCGAGGTTTCGCAAGGAAAGGGATTTCGGGACATATTTGATGTTCTAGATGAAACACCTACACCCAAAACTCGTACCCGCCGGACAAAGGCCCAAATTGCAAAAGATAATGCAAAACTTGCAAAGGTTGAAGCAGAGAAATATAGTGTACCGAAAAACAACACCGTCTTTCTTGACCGACCCGCAAAGTCTAAAATTCCCCCAGCACTGAAACCTGATGTAAAAACTAAACCCAAAGAAAAATTTGATGCTGAACTGATTGGGGAAAAACTAGGAATTGGTACTGGTCTGGTTCTAGGCAAAGTTCCTATGAAAGATGGAAATTTTCATATTGCTTCTTGGAATAATATTGACAAGGATTGGAACATCATGTATAATGGTAAACACAATACAGAAGAAAGACAGAATCATGTCTGGAATAGTTTTGCTCGAACTAAAGTAATAAATGAAACACAGAACAAGGAATTAGATAATGGACGTAATGGACAATCAACACGAAGAAAGAGATCATCTAAAGTCGCAGCTGACTGAACAATCTATGGTGGTTACTTTTGAAAAGGCGGATGGTACATCTAGAACTATGAAATGTACCACAAATCCTGATGTAGTTCCATGGCCGGATAATCCGGTTGAAGATGTGAGTGTAACAAAGACTGAAAAAGTTAAAGACGAAAATCATTTTGTCGTCTGGGATTTGGAAAAAGAAGGATGGCGTTCTTTTAAATGGGAACGTGTAACAGGTTGGAATAAGGAAACTGAAAATGGGTAAGAAATCAAGAGATAAATATGTATCGAAGGGTGAACGTAGGAATGTGGCAAAGTTTAGTTGTACTCCTAAATCTGATAATGACAATGTTTTGGATCGCCAGGTACGACAACGTAAGGCTTGGAATCAGGGTAGGAATGTTGTTCTTACTATTGAGAATCCAAATAAGACAGAAACTAATAAACGATATATAAAAGTAAATGCAAAAGATATTTGGGGCGAAGCACGTCATCAGAAAATTTATACAATGACAGGAACAGCGGGAGGTTAATATGACTTATAGAAGTGTTTATGAATTTACTTGTACAGAATATAGTTCTGATAATGTAGATAATATCGAAAGAGAAAAATTATACTACAAAGCTAGGATTGATGCTACTGATTTTAACCTAGAAGAATTGTTACTGTCGATGGAAGATTTTTTAAGGGCTTCTGGTTACGATTGGATAGAACCCCATAGTTTAAATATCGAAGGATATGATTCTCAGTCTGATAAACAAATGACACAAGCAGAATTTGATGAATTTAAAGAAATGTTGGATAAAATTGGAGTGAAGGCGCCTTCTGTTGTGNCAACACCGGCTGAACCAACTGCGATGGAAATTCACGAAAGAATGATGGGAATTGATACGACAGCGAAAATAGTGTCTTTCCCAAGAAACGGCGTTGATGTTCCGGTAGATAGTTTCGAAACTATTGAACCAGAAATTGATATGACTGTTGAATTTGATTATGATGAAAATATATTTTCAGAAGATAATGACTTTTCGCAATATCAATATATAATCAAAGAGGAGGAACCTAAAAATGAGTAGAATGGAATTTCAACTCACAGAAGAGCATGTTTCTGAAATATTACACATGGATGATGCAAGTGAATGGCACGCCGCAATGTTGGAAATGTTTCCCGAATATGAAATCACCACAAGAAACCGTGTCGCGGGATTTCTTGCACAGACTGCACACGAAAGCGCAAACTACAAAGTTCTTTCAGAAAACCTAAACTATTCTGCAAAGGCTCTGGATGCTATCTTTGGAAAGTATTTTAAACGCGCTGGCAGGGACGCCAAAGAGTACCACAGACAACCAGAGAAGATCGCTAACGTAATCTATGCGAACCGTATGGACAACGGCGACACGGCGTCTGGTGACGGCTGGAGATATCGCGGTGGTGGTATTCTGCAACTGACAGGAAAATGGAACTATACAAAGTTCGGTGGCGCATGTCAAAAAAATGCAGAACAGGCTACACAATATGTTCGGACTCCAAAGGGTGCTATTGAAAGTGCTTGTTGGTTCTGGGCAACTAATGATATTAATATTTGGTGTGATACTGATGACATTGTGTCAATGACAAAACGCATCAATGGTGGCACTATTGGTCTTGCAGATCGCAAGAAACATTATAAACATGCCTTAGAAGTATTGGGTGGCACTTTTAAAGAAAGTGGTGATACCAACATAGAAGGCGATGATGAAAAGTATAGCCTTGTTCGAAAGGGGTCTAAAGGTGCCACAGTGAAGAAGTTGCAGAAGGCCTTAGGTGTCAAGGCTGATGGTGATTTTGGTGCTGGTACAGAAGCGGCATTAAAAGCATGGCAACGTGAAAATAATTGCGTAGCAGATGGTGTTGCAGGCCCACAGACGCTTGGAAAACTTTTTTCTTAGGGTTAGCGCAAACATTGAAATATTAAGTGTTTTCTAGGATTTTTTAATATAAGTAATTTTTATTCAGTAATGGATGGAGATCATCTTGCAAAAATATCCTAGAGAACTTAACAATTATAGTGAATACATGACAGTGGATTATAAAGAAGCAAATAAAATGCACTATAGAGTCAAGGGACATTTAATTCCCGAAGAATGGTCTGACTCTGATATAGTAAAAATGTACGATAGTTATTTTGCCCGTTGTTGGGGTAATAACGAGGGTGGCCACCTCGACGAAGCATTTGAAGCTGCATGGCACGAACGCGAGGAAACAGAAATAGATAAATTCTGTATCAGAGGATATGATTAAAAACTATTGACAGCCACAGATGATTCGTGGTATAAATAGAATGTAGACGTTGAAAAGAATTGGACATTCACTGGACTTGGGGGCAGTACCC